CCTATGACTCCGTCTTCATCCGGAAAACGCCTCTTCATACACTGAATAGCATTCCGAATTGAATCCTTCCTGAAAGTGATGTCGTCCGTAGCGTAGAGGACTGCGTCATCCGTCTTCTCAAGCAGGAAATTTCTGCAGAAAACAGAACCTCGATGGAGAGGAGAGAGATAGACTTTGATGTCGTATCTCCAGTCCGTCTTCTCCGTTATTTTCTTCATGGACAAAGCGTCCGCATCGAAGCAGATAAGAACGGAAAGCGGAATTCCGTCCGCTTCTGCAGGAAGCGTCTTGAGCATCCGGAGAAGCTTCTCGTATCTGTTCCGAGTAGCGACGACGATGTAGAGTTTCTTCATTTTTGTGCGTGCGTGGAGAGCGTTTTTGATTGAAACGCTTTCGTCCTGAAACGTCTGGACGCTTGAAAATGTTCAATCACCGGACTTCCTTCATGCTTCATTAAATCGAATATCTGTGAGTAATTCGCAGGAAGCATGAAGACCTTAAATTCCGGATGCTTGCTCAAATTTAATTGAAGGACTTTCTGTTCCCACACTCCAGGAAGCGACTGCATTAATTGAATCCAGGAAGCCATCATTCGCACTGTCTCTTCACAATTTCGCAGGAAGACAGTATTCGTGAGAAGCTCTCGTCCTCTGAAATAATGGACTCCGATAATGTAATCTTTAAATTCTATAGTGTGAGATAAATCATCCAGGACTTGAGGATACGCTTGAACGACTCCGTCAACGTCTATCCAGACGACGTTGCGTCCTGCGTGTCGAGCGAGCATCTCACGCATGAAGAGCGGTTTGAAGCGGACGTTTGCGAGCCACGAGCCTTCTCCTTTGATGCTCTGGACAAAATAATCCAGTCCGAATTCCTCGCAGGATTTCATCATCTTCAATGCGTCCGGCTTGTATCCAGTCGCTTCCGTGAAGAAGGAGACGACTATCCAGGAACGTCCTGTGTCACGAGAAAAGACTTCTCCTTCAATCATCGAGTCCGCCGTGCGTGCGTCGCTCTATGTCGTTCTCGCTCAATTTGACGTAGTAGATTTCCAGTGCTCTCGTCGCTTTGAGTGCTCTGAATTTATGGAAGACTCCTGGAGCGACTGTGAGACGTTGTCCTACAGTGAGAACAGTCACGTCCTGGAATCCGTCTGCATTCCAGACAGTCACTTCAAGCTCTCCTTCAAGGACGAAGAAGTAATTATATTTCGATGAATGTTTGTGCTCACTGCAGAAACCGCTCTTAATGATGGACAGATGATGAACGGAATAAATGTCGTCTCCGAAAATTTCTTCCGTGATTCCCCATATTTTTCCTTCCATGTTATTTATATCCTCTCGTCCATCCGCATCGGATACACTTTAGAGCAGTCGAGAATCCGGACTTCCGCATATGACAAGGAGCTTTCCTGATATACAGATGGAGATTGCATCTAGGACAAAGCTCTTCTACGAGCGGAAGGAGCTTCAATGCCGCTTCATAGTCCGGCGTTTGAGGAATTTGTTTTTTGAGATTCTGGAATCTCAAGTCGCTCGTCGTGAGCATGGAACACCCCTTTCAAATCTGCGAATGCGAAGCATCGAAGTCCGCTCGCAGGATTGAGATTTAGGACTTCGCTCGTTCCTTTCTGCTTGATGAGAGGAGCGAGACGCTTGAATCCATCTCTAAAAGAACCCATGCGAGCGAGCGATATCCGGAGCGGATATCCGGAATGATAATGAGTGCGTCCTGTGTCGTTCATGTCGTATCCGAGAAGATAAATCGGATTCGCTTTTAGCAGGAGAGCGATTTGAAGTGCTCCATATCCGCTATTATTCGAGTGATAGATTCCAGTCTGGAGAGAGGATGGATATCCTTCGCTTCCTAGAGCGAAGATGTAGCTCACGTCCGCTCCATAAGGATAATTGAGAATGTCCACGAAGACTTTAATTCCTCTGAATTCTCTCCACTTCCTTGTCATCTCCTTTGAGATGTCTCCGTTGAGAATCCACCTGTAGAGACGATTGTCCATTGAGAAGAAGATGTCTGCGTCCGGACACTGCTCAAAAGCTCTGTTTATCGCTATGACTCGCTCTCCTTTGAGGAGTGAGAAATCGAATCCGGAGAGAGACGGCCCTCCACCGATAAGAAAGCATCTCTGTCCTTTCCATGCTCCGTCCTGGATGCGAGTCCAGATTCCTTTTTTCGCTCCATGAGTCGTAGTCCATCCGGAGAATGTTTTCTTTCGATTCTCTCGCTCCTGCATTTGAAGCAGGAACGGACGTGAACGAGTCGTCAAGGATTTCATCCGTTCCGTCTCCGGCTGTAGTGATTTGCGAAGCTCTTCGAGAGCTTCTGGAGAGGAAAAGAAATTGAATGATTCTTCGACTTCAAAGTCAACGAGTCGTTCTTCCGAATCATCGTTCAATGTCTTCTCTTAGAAAAAAGAGAGGAGCGAAGTTTCCGCTTCGCCCCTCTCTATCCGGAAAGGAGAATGAATGACTTATTGAGATCGTCCAGACGGAAGCGTCATGTCGATACATTCAATCTGGTCGATGTCTCCTATACAGCCGCCGTACCGCATCCATCCTGCTTGAGTGTCCGTATAACTCAAGATGTCGAAGTCGGAAAAGAGCGTCAAGTCCATCCGATATCCGCCTTTGAGCGTGATTTTCGGAAGGATGACGAAGATTTGATTCGTGTTCTGGAGCATCATCGTAGTTAATTGCGTGAAATTGTAGTCGATGTTCTTTTCCGTTCCAGGATATTTCTGATAGTTATATCCGAGTGCTCTACGGACTCGCCCTCTCATCTGGACAGAAGAGAGAACGATGAACGAGACATTTTGAGGACTGATTCCATATCCTTTGTTAGCGTTGTTGACGAGAATCGTCTGTGCGGCTAGATTCAGAGCGTTTCCGTCAATGAGGGCGATAGCCTCGCAGTCGTCGCAGTCCACGTCCGTCAAAGGAATACAAGCGGACTTCACGGAAGCGACTGCTTCAACGAGAGCATAATAGATGGACGCTCTCTCGAAGTATGCTTTGTTGCGGAATTCGATAGCAGTGTCTTCGATTGTCCACCAGTCGCCGTCGTCGAAGAGCATCCTGTGCCACCCTAAAGCTCCGCCGTAGAAGTCGAAGTAGCACTCTTCTTTCTCTCCGCTCATCTGATAGACTTTGAGCTTCTCTCCGACTTTGACTCTCCGGAAAGAGAGTCCGCTCTGGACGATGGATACAGTGAATCCGTTCCTCTTGCTTCCGGAGAAGTCACGGATATCGAAAATCTGCTCATATCCGTTGTCGTATTGAGGAATGATATGAAACTTCTCGATGAGAGGAAGGATGCTCGCAGGAAAATCGCCAGTCGTAGTGAATTCCTGGAGCTTCACTTGAAGCTCACGGATTTCCTTCTTCGCATCTGCGAAAGCTTGAATCTTCGCTAGAGACGGCGGAATGTCTCTGTCCGGAAGAGCGAGAAAATACTGGAGTGCTCCGGACAATTGCTTCCTCTGCTCTGCGTCCTTGTGGTCGAATCGTTCCCAGTCGAGATTGAAAATTCTGCTTCTCATGTTTTTCCTTCTCCTTTACTCAAGAAGAGTGGCCTTGTTGCCGAGCAGATCAATCTCTGCTTCGTGGTCGTCTGCATCTGCAGGCTCTGTGAAGATTCCTATCCAGTAGAGATTCGACGCATAGATAGGAGTGACTCCGTCTCCGTGAACGCCGCTCCAGTAGACTTTGTCTCCAGGAAGAGCGGCCTGTCCGCTTCCTGTTTGTTTCTCGACAATCGTCTTCTCCGCATGATAGATAAGGACGCACTCTTCTCCGAAGTCCAGGTGTTGAGGGTCTACTTTGCATCCATGCGAATCGAGAACGATGTCCCCGATGAAGACTTTTCCTACTGTCTTCTGGACAAGTAACAAGTCTCCGTTTTCCACGCCCCCCGAATGGTCGAGAGTGAAGCGGAAGCTCCGCCAGGCGCCCATCGGAGTAGCAGTCCTAAGATATTGAGCCATTTAGCTTCTCCTGTGAGTTTGAATTTTTCCGCTCAATCGGATTTTCTCTTCCTAGATTCTCACTATCATCGGATTCGTATTCGGGTCGAGATACTTGTCTTCTATTTTTCCAGTCTGCTTCGTGTCTACAGTCTCCGCTCCGGTCTTCTTCTTGTCCGTTGCGTCGTCCTGCTTCTTGTCTTCGACTTTGACTCCGAATACTTCCGCTTGAGACTTGAATTCGTCAAGCTCCGAATCGACGTGCTTGTTGAAATCCTGCTCAAGCGTCTCCACTGCTTTAGGAACGAAGTTTTTCTCTAGACGCTTCTCGATGAATTTCTTCTGAACGTCCGAGAGTTTTCTGTCAGTCGCTACTTTAGCGAAGAGAGCAGGAATTTTCGTCTTTGACACTTCGATTTTTGAAGAGAGAACCTCATCTTTGAGTTTCTTGTTTTCCGCTTCAAATTCCTTTTTCTTAGCGTCGAAAGTTTCCTCTTCTCTCTTCCTGTGAGCATACTCTCCGGCGACTGCTTTCTTCGTCGCTCCTTCAATCAGTCCTTTGACAGTAGAATCATCGGAAAGACTTTCCACTCCGAATAAATCGGACGGCTGTAATTTTTCCGCTTTGATTAATGCTTTCGCATCCTCAATCGTAAATTCCACGTTTCCTCCCGCAAAATGCGTAGTTTTAGATTTTTTATTAACAAACGCCTGGACTTGAGCGAGCAGTGTTGCTCCTTCAAATCCTGGAGTGTTCATACTCGAATTTCCTAGAGCGATTCCGGTTATCTCATCCACGTCCGCATCATAGACGCTCCTGGATTTGTCTTCCTTGAATCTCACGTCCGCTTCTATGGACGCTATGTCGAGCGGTAGATTCCGGAATTCCGGCTTGATATAGATGATAGCGATAGTCGTTAATTTGTCTCCGATTGTCTTGAGTGCTTTCGAGACGACTTCTCCTATCGGAATCCGTCCTTGATGCTCGTTTGTCGTAGCGTGATTGTGAAAGACTTGAAGTCCTGCGTGGAGTTTCTTGAAGAGATTCTCAATCGCACTCCGCATCCATCGAGCGACGACTGTTCCCATCCCGATAGCTTTTCCTCTCGACTCTCCTTCATGTCCTATGACATATGCTTTGAACATCGGAGAAGCGTCTCTGTCCTTGATTCTCTGATATTCAGAAGCAGGAATCAGAGACAAGACTTCTTCGACTGCCATGCTCTGATAACGTGCTAGAATCCTCATCTATTTTCTCTTGATGACTCGTTTCTTCAAAGGAGAAGTCTTCCGAGTCTCCGTTATTTCCGCTTCCTTCGCTCTGCGTTCAACGTCGTCCGCATTGTCGAGATGGTCATGAGTGTTGAGTGATATCCTAGAAGAAGACGGCGGATGAGCGACTTTGAGCTTCGTATAATACGCTTTGTCGAAGACAGGAGCGTTGATTCGCTTCGTGGAGATGAGATATCTCTTTCCTTCCGCATCTCTCGGCTGATTGTCCGGAGCTACTTTCTCATAGCTCAAATCCTTCTTCGATGAATTGATGATTTTGCTCACTTCGATTTCTCCTTTTCCAGTGCTTCCTTATATTCCTTTGTGAGTCCATCGTCTTCCGGAATGGAGATGAGAGGATTATCGACTGGATTGAGATAGTCCATCTCTTGAGTCGCTTTCGATGCGGCTTCAAAGCTTCCGTTGTGCTTCTCGCAGTCCGCTCTCGCTTCCGTCTCGCTCCAGGACGACTTCGGATAACGGATAGCTTGAAGTGTCGTGTTCTCCGCTCCTTTGAGCTTTCCGATAATCAAGTCCACTTTTCCGGACTTCATTCTGCGAAAAGAATTCGTTTCAAAGTCTCCTGGATTTTTCACTCTGCATGAGTGCTCCGATGGATAAGGCATTGATTCGCTCCTCAACCTTAAAATCTCATTTTTACCTATTTTCCCCTTGATTGTCAATCCCCATCTTTTCAGCCGTCAGTTTTCTTTCCGATAATTCCTGTCATTCGTCCGAGAATATTTTTAGTCTCTCTAAGAGTTTCCGACATCTGTCCGGATATTGTCGCTTGAGCGATAGCACACTTGACAAGCTCTTTCGTGTCCTCTTCGATTCTCTCCGTCTTGTCCATGGCGAGCGTGACGCATGGATTATTGATACAGAGAGGTCTTTCTTTTTCCTTCTCGGCTTTTTCTATTTTGTCTCTGCTTTTTAGATAAGCGAAGACTTCCTTGAGAATGAGATAGGACAGGATACCGCCACAGAGGAGAAGGACTAAAGTAAATTCTTTAGGAATCTTCGTTATCGTTTGAATCTGTTCCGGTGTTATCTGCATTTTTTATTCCTCTCTCATACTGCTACTTTCTCTGGAATCACTGTCTTCTCGACATTGTCGAAAGGAAAAGGAGTAGGAGCGTTCTTCTTCTTGAATTCGGATTCCGCTTGTTTCCGCTTCATCTCTTCGTCCACGTCTATTCCTGGAATCTTAGACAGGAGAAGCTCGTCCGTGATTTTCCCTGCTATCGAAAGAGGAAGCAGGATTTTCTCAATATGATTCCAGTTTTCGGCAGAGATAAACGGAATGTCTACGACAATCCGTGAAGCATCGAGTTTCGTTGACTTCTGCCCTTCTCCTGTCTGCGTGTTCATCATGTCTATCGCTTTCGAGATTAACTCCTGATAAGCTCCTTTCCACGTCTCACGTTCCTTGAGTGTCGAAGCATAAATCAATTCCATGAGATTCTCTGCAGTCGCTCTATTCGACAATAATTCCGGAAGTCCTAAGAAGTGGACAGGAATTCCAGTGCTTCCTGATATCATCTTCGCTAGAGTGATAATTTCCTTGACGAGATTGTCCACTCCAGTCATGTCCGGCTGTTTGAATCCTATTTCCTTTGCATTGTGACAGAGGGCTTTCTTGATTTTCCAGTTCATCTTGTCGATATCTTCTTGAGCTTTCTTAGCGTCTTGAGCGGAATCAAATTGCATCGTAAATATCGGAGCGGAAAAGATGCGATTTATCTCTCTCAAGTCTCGAAGTGCTTTGTCTAGGTCGTCTATCTTAGAGAGACACTTCATGATTTTCGGCACTGCAGAGTTAGGCTCATTCACTCGTCCGCCGAATTTCTTGTAGACGAATTCCGGATACTCTATTTTTTCCAGTTTATCCTTTTCCGTCCATTCGACTGAAAGGACATCTAGATAGTCAAGAGGATTCGTCTTGACAGTGTAATTTTTCGTGAGCCAGGAGACGTAGCGAGCGGAGACTTGATTGTCTTTCTTCTCATAGAAAAGACGAAGAAGAATTTTCCCTTCTATCTCCGCTTCCTTTGCGAATTCCTGGGCTATCTCCTTGTCTAAATCGTTATATTGCAGGAAGTCCGTAGCGAATTGAAGCTCCGCTTGTCCTTGTCCTTTGACTTTCTCCTGGACTTTGATTCCTTCACTTAGGATAAACGCTCCTCTCAAGTCTATGATGTTTCCGGTCTGGAAAACTCCCCAGTCTGCGACTCCTGTATATTTATCGTTTATCTCCTGGACTGCAGTCCTGTAGTCCGAATATTGATTTGACTTGTAGTTCGTCTGCTCGTCCGCTTTGATGGAGAGTATCTCCGAAGACAATTGAATCTGCGTCTGTTTGAGAATCTTGTTTTCTTTTTCAAGATTCTGGATGATATGAACGTCCTTCTGATATCTTTTGAAGTCGTCGATTAAGCTCTTAATGCTCATCATTATCTCCCTCAATAAATGTCGTGCTTCGAGAATCCGATGAAGACTCCGCTTGAACGCTTTGCGAGATGCGTGTAGAGAGCATAGCGTTTAGCGTCCGGAAAGTGGTCATTGAATTTTACTGGCTCATCCAGGACGTTTCCGTTCCTATCCACTTTCCATTTATACGTCGATTCTTCACGGATGAAATTCACGCACTCCGAAAGCGTGTAGACTTTGAAGCGTTTAGAGAAGTCGATTCCGTCCAGGACTTTCTTGTCTGCAGAGATGACATTGAATCCTGCGTTATTCAATTCCAGGATGCGAGCCGGTTCTTCCGCATCCGCATAGATGAATCTCCGCTTCTCATAAGGAGTGAGTTTCTGATTCATTAAGTCAATCAAGTCCTGATTCGTGAGTCGTGTCTGATAGATTATCTCTCTGCAGTATGCGTTGAGAGCGTCCTTGATTCCTATTTCTACGAGAGCACAAGGGTTGTTGAATCCGAAGTCCAGTCCGTATATCGTCTCATCCATCTCCGGAAAGCGTTCTATGATGGAAGGATTCCTGTAAATCAATTCCTTGATTTGAGCGAATTGTCCGAGTCCGTAGATTTTCCAGTAAGTATCATCCTGCTCCGCTAGACTTTCAAGCTCCTGGACATAGAATTCAGGAAGGAACGGATTGTCCTTGTATGTCGAATGAATCAAGTCATGCTTCTCCTGGACGAAGAGTTTCTGTTTTATCCACCCCTGCTCGTCCACCGGGTTGAAGGAAAAGAAGATTTGATTCCTCTCGTCCTTCTCTAGTTTTCCGCTCATCCGAAGCTTGAGGATGCGGAAGTCTTCATAAGTGAATTCATTCGCTTCTTCCATATGAACATAATTCCATTCCGTCGATTTAATCTTCTCCGGATTATCTACGGAAGAAAAGAGCCAGTAGTTTCCATTGTAGTGATTGATGAACGTCTTCTCCGACTTCCGATGCTCGATATATCCATAGACGTTGTGCTCCTGGAGCATATCAATAGCGTCCTTGTAAGCAGTGATGCGGAGAGCAGGAGTCGTCTTTCGAGTCGTGAGGAATTTCTTCCCTTTCTCGCTCATGAATTTGATGATAAAAAGCTGAATGATGGAATAGGACTTTGAGGAGCGTGCTCCGCCGACATTGACGACGAGAGACGCTTTAGATGTTTGATTCCGATAGAAGACGGAAGTCGCTTTCCATTGAGCGACTCTCTCTCCTTCACTTCTTAGCGGTTGTGCTTCCATTCTTGTCTGCAGGAATAATCTGGACTTTCATCGGAAATTCACTATCTCTGTTCAAGTCCATCATGTCACGCATTCCGAGCCAGTTCTTAGCGAGAAAAATCTGGACTGCAGGATTCTTCTTATGGACTGCATTCTGGAACATAGCAGTCAAGAGAGAGATTCTCTTTCCTGCGTCGCCCCTGTTTATAGCATCTGAAAATTCAGGATAGTCTCGTTTCCAGTTTGTGACTGTGTCCGGACAGACGTTCCAGTAATACGCCATATCCTTTTGAGTGACTCCGATAGTAGCGAGCTTCTCCGCTTCCTGGAGCAGAGCAGGAGAATACTTCGAGTGTCGTCCTGCTCCTTCTCGTGCTCCGCCGAATCCGTTCTTGATTCCGTCTCGGATATCCTTTAGCTCCGGAGCAGAGACTCCGTTCTTTTTTCCGTTGATATGATTCGAGTTTTTGCTCATTTTTTATAGTGCTGTTTAGTCCGAAGATAACAAAGTTCAAGATTTCCGAGAGCTAAAGAAAGTGACTGGAGATGAGCGTTCACAATCTCTTTTATCATCATCTCAAATTCTGGAGGGACTTTACAAGCTCGAAGATGATAGTCAAGGAGAATTTGTTTCGCCTCTACAAGACTTCCTGAATATCCAGTCTTCTTCTTTTTGCTCATTGAAAAAATCTTCGGAGCTTCTCTATCACTTCATGACGCTCCGCTTCCGCTTGAATTCTCCACTTTGCTTGATTTTTTAAGTGATGCTCATAGTGTCTATTCAATTCCTTCGTCCGCTTCCGGACACTATCGCCGTCCGAGACGATGTAATCTTCTACCGAAATTCCTGCTTTGTCAAATGTATTCTTACAATTCTCGTCCACTAGGAGCACTGTCTGAAACATGAGAGCTTCATAGAAGCGATTTGCAGGAAAGTTATAATGCGAATGAGTGTAGATGTCTTCGATGTAGAGAGAATAGCGGAAAAGCTCCAGGATTGAGGACTTCCCCCAGTAGAAGTGTTTGATGAATTGAGGACGGACTCCTGCTTGCTTGAAGAGAAGGATATTCTTCCTAGACGTGGAAACATGAATCCTCTCGTCTAGATACTTCTTGAAGTAGATGAGTCGATTCTTCCGGAACATTCCGTAGTAGAGCACGTTGTATTTCTTCTCTGGAATCGCTCTCTTTATTTTCTCCTTCTCGAAGATGAGCGTGTTGATGTTCCAGTGATGATACTCCTTGAAGAATTTCTGCGTCGCAGGAAAATTCGCTATGAAGACGCACTTCGCATCGTCCACGATATGAGCGACGCTCGAATTGAGCTTTTGATTGTCGTATTCATTGAGGAAGCGGATTATCTGCGAGTCCGGATGATGAGTGAGGAAGGAGACGATTTGACGGAAATCCGCCCATCCTGCAGAGTAAGTGAGGACGATGTTCCTGATATCCTGGAATGCGTAGTCTCTCCATCGTCCATTGATGATAGGAACGTCGAATAGTGAGCGAAGGATTCTGTCATTCCGCCAGTATGGAGTGAAGCTCTTGTATCGCCGTTGAAGTTCTATAATGACTGCAGGGAGAGCCGACTTTTCCTGCTTGATATTTTTCATGGATTTTAAGGACTATTCCTTAGAGACTTCTTCTGTCCAGATTATCGCGTCAATATATTTCGTGTTATAGCGTCTTATTTCCTTATCTCCGACGTAGACGACTATCCAGTTTTCCGCATGACTCCCATAATATTCATGAGATAATTTCGCTCTCTCTCCATAGAGAGGATGAGATGAAATTTGATGAGGAAATTCAAATGCTCCGGATTCCGGTTCTATCCATGAGAATCTCGCTACTTCTCTTCCGTCCATCTCGCTAAATTTCATCTCATCCTCTCTTTTTGAGGAGCTTCCTCAATTCGACTGCTTTGATGGAATTCGTCTTCTGCTCTTCGATTCCGAGAAGTCCACGCATCTCCAGAAGCTCATCATCGTCGGAGCAGACGACGGAGATAGTCTTCCTGTCACTCTCGTCGACAAGTTCGATATCGTCCACGTTTGTCGGCCCGAATCCTTCAAGGAATTTCTGCAAGTCCGTTC